TCTTGCCTGATGTGTAGGTTGAGGTATTTGAGTGTTTCCTCGAGCACTTCGTCCTGCTGCCACACCTCATCCTCGTCATCGCCNAGAAAGAGCAGNTCATTGACGGANAGNTGGCTGAAAAGCGAATATTTGTCCTGTTCGAGGCTGNCGACAGCGCGGCTTCCGTCGTATAATAATGCCACCTTTCCCTGTCCCTTGACATCGACCCCCTTGGTGATGTCNCTNAGCNTTTGGATGATGATGTCTGCCATCGTGCGCTGTTTTGCCGTGGCCTTGATGCCCGCGTATGATACCCCCAGCGTTCCCACGTCCTGGTACTTGGCATACCGCATGGCGGTGAGTATGTCGATGCAGCTCAGCTCAATCTCGTCCTGTTCCTCATTATATCCCTGCGAATAAGTCTGTGGCTCTACGAATCCGGCAAAGAGACATTCCCCCTCCCGATAGATGTTGACCACCACGTCGCGGCATGACGCGGAGAAGAAGTCGGGCACGAAATTTTTTGTGAGGAGCCTCACGCTCGCCTGTTGACAGAGCAGCACGTCGAAGGTGTCGCTGACCTGGCTCGTGATGTCCACGGGGTCGTCGGTCCAGCTGATGCCGCTATCTTTTGCCCCTATCTCTATATTTGGCGTATGGCTGCCTTTCGTGAGGATGTGTACCTCTATGCGCTCGTTGAGCTGGTTGTAGAAATGTCCGTGTATGTACATTGAGTTTATAAGTTTTTTAGTTCACAAGTTTATAAGTTTATAAGTTTACGAGTTTACAAGTTGACAAGTTCACAAGTTGATAGCTTGAAGTTTTTTTAGTTGATGAGTTTTTAAGTTTGTAAGTTGACAGTTCAAAGTTCAAAGTTCAAAGTAAACAAGTTCAAAGTTCAAAGTTTAATGTTTGTCTTTTTCCTGCTGATGCGCGTCTCGTTTGCCAGCGCCAGCACGATGTCCCGCCCACGGAGCCTTGCCTTCAGCTTACCACTGAACCCACTGCCGGTGTCGCCTATCAGGGACTTGAGCCTGTCGAGCGGAGCCACCACTTCCGGGTTGTTTGCCGCCCCCGCATACTCACCGAAAATGCCCAGCGTGGGTCCGTAGGCGATACCCCCGTTGGCAAACTTTGGCAATGACGCCATGACGCCTATGAGCGTGGCCACCATGCCAACGCCCATGGCTATGCCTGCAAAGGGAATGCCCGCATGCGCCTTCATGGTCTTGGCTGCCGCTCCTGCCACGTCTGCGGTAGTCTCCTCGCTTGCCGCTGCGGCTTTTGCGGCACTGTTGGTGACTTCCGTTGCCGTAGCCTTGCTGTCTATTGCCGCCGTGTCCGTCTTAGCCATGCCTTGCGCCGTGGTGGCCGCTGTGTTTTGCTGCGTTGCCCCTGTGAGTGCGTCGATGATGGCGATGATGCCACTCAACCCTTGATAAATCTGTATGGCCGCGTCGACGACGCCAGTGATGGTCTGCCAGGCATCCCCATTCCCCTCGAGCGCGTTCGTAAGGCTCTGCACGCCGTCTCCAATGCTCTTGATGCCTCCCCATGCCTCGGTGAAGCTGATTTGGCTTCGCCGCAGCACCTTCTCATACCTCTTCCATGTGCCAATGAGCCCCTGCACCTCCTCGCGCTGTTCCGCTCCGAGTGGATTCTTCGTGTCGGCGAGCATTTTCTGCAGTGAATGTATTTTTTCACGAATGCCCTCCAAGCCAATCGCTTGGAGTTCGATGCGCAGCTTCTTGCCGCTCATCGCTCCCAGTTCGTGCGTTTCATTGTGCATGGCAGGCAGTTGCGTCATCCTCTCCAGTGCATCGCGTTTGTGCTGCAAGGCATTGATGGTACGTTGAATGTTCTCCACTTCCTGTGCGCTTGCCTTTCGCTGCAGGGCGCCATAGTAGCTGATAGCCTTGTCGAGTTCTTCCATCGAGTTGAGTGTCCCGATGTGTGCGGGCTTTGTGAGCGTTGCCAAGGTGTCATCCCACTCGTGGCGCAGCTTCTGCAAGGCGAGAATGTGCTTCTGTATCTCCGTGCGCCCGCTTTGCGTAGCTTTCTTGAGCTGCTTCTCGTAGAAGGCGATCTCGGCATCGAGCTGCTCATAGGTCTTTATCTCCTCTGTCTTGAGAGCTACATGCGAACTGTCTTCGAATGCCGTTTTAAGGTTGTTCAAACGTTTTATCTCAGCATCGATCTGGCTGAGTTTCTCCTTGGACGCCTGTTTTCGCAGCTGTTGCTGATACAGCAGTTGGGCGTCAATGTCTTCCAAGGTATCGAGCGACGTTGGTCGGTTTGCCGTGTCGACCTCGTTCTGGACGGCCTTTTGCAGTTCCTTGTACTTGGCGATGAGTGCTGCCAGGCTGGCTATCTTGTTCTTGTCATCCTTGTCGGTTTTTTTCAACAGGTTGTCATAGTAGGAGATGTTCTTGGCTATTTGCTCCAGTGTTTTTGGATTTTCCACCGGCTTTTCGGGTGCGTTTTTCCTGGCAGTGGTTTTCACCGTCGGCTTTTGGGTGTGCTGCACCCCTCCCTGTTCTCTCTTGTTGACAGCGTCGCGCTTGTTCAATTCCTTTTGCAAGTGGCCAATCTCACGGTTGAGCCGTTGCCGTTCGGCGTTGTCGTTGCCTTTGACCCTGTCGAGGTCTTTTCGTTTCTGCTCCAGCTCCTGATTGAGTTCCTCGTTGGTGAGTTCGTGTATGTTCGCATCCGTAACGCGCACGGCGTTCCGTGACCTATCCAGTTCCTTCTGTGCTTGGACCATGTGCTTGATGCAGGCATCATACTGCCGTTGCAGTACCGTTATATCGCTGGCGAGCTTGCTCACCTCGCCCCCCAGCTGTTCGTAGTAGTCTTTTCCTCCGGCTGCATTCTCCCAGTTGTAATGCGTGTTTCCTTTTCCGTCCCAATACTGCTGTCCAAGCTGAAACCGCTCGCTTTGCTTGCTCTCTTTCTCCAGCTGCTTGGCGGCGATTTTCGATGCAAGCACCTTGGCTTGTGCCTCGTATCCGATTTGCGCGCAATATACCTTGCTTTTTGAGATGAGCGTGTCGTACCATTCCACCGCCGTGCGGTGATATCCGAAACTCTCTCCGTACTTCTTGTTGAGTTCGCTTACCTTTTTTGTCGTGTTCTTATGGCTGTTGATGAGCGATGCCAGTGCGCTGACCTCCATGTCGATCTCCGCCTTGGCATTGGATGACGCGCTGCTGAAGGCATCCGTGCTCTCTTTGAGCATGTCCACGTTCTGCGCTGCGTCTTCCGCCTCGTCGCCCATGGAACTGAACAGGGAAATGAGTCCGGTGATGATGATGGAAATACCCATTGTCATGGCGGCGTAGAGTGCCGTTACGGCAACGGTGAGTGCTGCCGTACCAGCCGTTGCCGTATATCCGCTTGCGGCCAGAAGGTTTTGTGCCGTTGCGACCACCCTTTCGTGAACTGCCAGTGCCAGTCCCTTGACGGACGTAAGGACGAATGCCGCACTGAGCGCCTTGATGGACGTGATGAGTTTCGCGGTGGCCGCCAGGCAGATCATGGTCTGTGCGGCGATGGTGACAAAGGGCATGGCTCCCTGTACCATGCTCCCCAACTGTTCCTTGATGTCTCCGAGGGTGTTCTCCAGCTGCTTCTGCTTGCCGGCGTCGGTTTTTGCCAGTTGTGCATTCATGTTGCCTACGTTTGCCGTGATCACCTCCGCGAGCATGGCAGCCCGTTCGGACTCATTTCCGTACTGTAGCACTTGCTTCTGTGTCTCGTCGAAAGTGATTCCCACGCGTTGCAGCACCTCTGTCTGCCCCTGCATGGCCTTTCCCATCATGTTGCCGATGCTGACCGCATCCTGTGTGGTTGCGTTCAGTCCGTTCTGCTGCGCCACGAGGTTGTTCATGGCCGGAATGAGCACCTCGAGGCTCTGTTTCTGTTTCAGGAAGGTTGCCATCTGCTGTGCGCCACTCAACTGCACCTCGTCGCCGATGACGCCGAGTTCCTGCTGCGCGGCACACAGTTGTTTGACGCTTTGTATCTCCGCGTCGGTACTTCCCATGCGCTGTCGCATGATGGTGTCGAGCTGCGTTTCTGCCACCAGCTGTACCTGGTATGCCTGTGTAAGGTCACAGAGCACCCCCTGGAGTTGTGCGATGGAGTTTTGAAGTGCGTCTACGGCCTGTGCCGCCTGTGCCCAGGTGATGACACTTTGTTTGGCTTTCTCGGCCTCTTCCTGCACCTCGGACAGTGCCTTCCCCACCTCTTTTGCGTCGGCGGTGACTTTCTTCACTCCTCCGTCGCTATTGATTTTGATGGTAAAACTGACCTCTTTTGTCATGATTTCTATTTTTTTTCTTATATTTGCAGCATCTTCAAACTTTGAACTTTATGTTAGCAAGCGTCAACTTACAGCCCCTTCACGACCTGATAGTGGAGCACCCAATAGCCTGTGTGCTTACTGTTGCGTTTTGCCTTGTGGTGATCATCGCAGGTCTTTTGTTCTGCTATGGCGTACTGAAGGCAAAATAAGCGGGCTATTTCAGTCCTGCCTTCCGCTTTTCCTCCCTGTACCTGCGCATGATCTCCTGCCTGTCGGGTATGTCTTGCTTTTGGTTTTCCTGTTTCTCATCCCATGGAAACTCCATGATGTCACTTGGGCTTAACCTTTGTTTTGCCCATGGCTGCAGTGTACACAGACAGCTCATGCGCAAGCGTTCCCACTGGTCGCGCTCTACCGCCATGCGCCTGTCGTTCCATGCGTCCCATGCCGCCCTGAACTCAGAAGGGGTGCATCGGCAGAAGTCGTTCATCCCCATGCCCATGCACCCCAACGCGATTCCGAGCAGTTGCTCAACATCTGCCTGCGTTACGTCTTGTTGGTCGTTTTTTTTTCATCCATGGAACTGATTTGTCGGTTCCACTGTGTGAGCATGTCGGGCGTGATGGTGTTGCAGAAGGTCTCGAAATCTAACGGGAACTCTTGTCCCGCTGCCTGTGCTGAGCATTTGAGGCAACACCACATGAGCATGAGCAGGTCTTCGAGGTTTTCTTGTTTGAGCTGGCTTACATCCTTTCCTGTCTCTCGCTTGAAGAGCAGGAACGCCCCCATTACCAGGTAACAGGGGTAAGTCTTTCCGTTGATGACTATCTTCATGCGCTGGTTCCTCCCGCTCTACTTGTAGAACCTGACTCGCTAAGTCCTGCCGCCACCTTTGCGACCTTTCCGCAGTTCTCCAGCTGTACGCTGTACTTGGCGTCGTCACCAGCCTGCCCGTCAAGTTCGAGCGATGTGATGATGTATTTTCCGCTATACCCTCCGCTGGTTTTTCCAGTTCGCTTGTCGCCATCGCGTAATCCGTAGGAGGCGTCGATGGGTTCGCCAGCGAGCTGTTTTTCCTTGAGCTGATCATAGGTGGGTGTGCTACTGTCTCCGTCGGTGAGCACACAGCCCTCTGCGGAGATGCTCTCTGAGAAGCTCTTTACGTATTTCTCCTTCCACTTGCCACTTGCCGCCTCTTTTGTGACGCGCTCACCTGTCTCGGTGGTGGTGGTTACCTTGCATCCAGTGGAAAATCCCAGGGCGCTGCCACCCACGCTAAGGATGAGGTTTGTTCCGTCTAAAACACTTTTTGCCATATCTTTCTTATTAAATTGGTTAATACTATGCCGGCCGCCACCCCGACGATGAAGGCGATGAATGTAATTTTGAGACCGGGGGCTTCGCGCTCCTTTTCGGTTTCCCTCAACTCGCTGTTTGCCCTATTTGCCTCATTGAGTTGGCGTTTCAGCGTGATGATGTTCTTTGAGTAACTTGCGGCTACCAGTAGCAGTGAGTCGCATTGTGCCTCAATGATGATTTGCTCAGGCTCATTGGGCGTTGCCGGTTTCCTTTGGATCTTGAGAGCCGCCTGTTTTTGCCTTGCCGTGTACGCCGCTGACGGTGGCAGAGATCTGATGCTGTCGAGTGTCAGCCTGAGGCCGACTGTTGCCATGGGAACCCTCACCGGCTTCTGCCATGTTTGGGTGACCGTCGCCGTGAGGCTGTCCCTTTGCAGGCGTAGGCTTTCCTCGTGCAGGCTTTGGCGTGTCACTGTCTTGGTCGAGCGACAGCTCCACGCTGACAGGGCAAGCAGTGCGATGAGGGCATATCTGAATAGCCTCGATAGCCCGTGAGAGGCGGTTGAGCGCCCGTCGCATCTTGTCGCCATCGGTGCGGAGATTCTCAATTTTGTCATAGTTGGTTTCGTTTTGCTGTTGCAGACTGATGAGCTCACGGCTCACCATGTCGTACATCTGCTTGTAGGTATCCTCTATCTTTTTTTTCTCCTCGACGGTTCTGAGGCGTCGGTTGGCNATCCAGGCAATGGCGGCGCCGATACCGCCCGATGGGATTGCCCATTGCAGGATTTGAAATATCGTGTCTCCCATTGCTCTGTGTGTTATTTTAGTTTACGAGTTTACAAGTTCACGAGTTCACGAGTTGATAGTTTTCAAGAAAAAAGTCTATTTACTTGTCTACTCGTCTACTTGTCAACTCGTCTACTAATTATTGATTATTGTCGAATGCCTATCTCACGAAGCCATGCCCGGACATCGAATGACGGACACGCCTTGCCAGGGTTCAGGTCATGATGCCCAACGATGCGTATCTGTGGAAAACGGCTATGGAAATCCTGCACATAACGTTTCAAGGCCTTGCGCTGGGCTGCTGTACGCGTGTCCTTGGACTTCATGGCTTTGTCGCAGCCGCCCACATATACGATGTGCCGGCTCACGCTGTTGTACCCTGCCGCACCATTGGTGATCTCCCAGTTGTCGACACGGTCGTCTTCGTTGTTCTTCACCAGTCGCTCCACACGTCCGTCGAGGTGGAACATGTCTGTGTAGCCCACGTGTCTCCACCCCCTGCCTGCCGGGGGTGGCGCGGTGTGCCATCGGCGGATGTCCGCCGCGGTGACCTCGCGCCCCTCCGGCGTGGCGGTGCAGTGGATGACGAGATATTTCATCGGCTTGCTCATCATGCTGTTTCCTTATAGCCGTTTGCCATTACCACGCCGGCATCAGTCTTCTTGGGCATGCAGATGAAATAATGGCGGAAGTTGATTTTGTTACGCTGGTATTCCGGGTCGGTGGAAGCCTCGCTGTAATACATCTTTGTTGAACCTGTGGCCTTGAACACGCGTGGCGTGTAGAATGCGAAGGAGCACTGGAACTCTCCCTTCTCGGCGTTTGCGCCAAGTGCTTTCTTGACGCCGGCCTGCGTATAGAGCGGCGTGTTGGCATACTCGAAGATGTCGAACCCGTAGAGCTTGCCTACCTTACCGGTTCCGCGGTCGATGTTGTACTGCTCGCGGAAGTTCTGACTGGCGAGCAGCAGGTCGTTGACGTGGTCGGGGCAGAGCACAAGACGGCGGTTTTCTGCTGGCACCTTGAGCTTGTCCAACGCCCGCTTCATGGCCACAAGGTCCTCTGGTCGGAGGCGCAGGCGACCTGTTTCAGCGTCGCGCTCTCCGGTGGTGGTGAGTACGGGCGTGGTGGCACTGTTCTTCTGAGCGCAGAGCGCATGGGCGGCTTTTGTAAATTTAGCGTCATTCAGCGCATTGCCGTGACTTTCCTTCACACGAGCCATCTTGTCATAGCTTATGGCATACAGCTCATCGTCCGTGATAGGAGTAACCTTGGTTTGGAACTTATCGAGCTTCACGGCAATATCCTTATCATCCAATGCCTGAAGTGGAATGGGGTAAGTCGTGTTATTCACCAACACGTCAGGATCAACACCTACATCTACGAGATGAATCACGTCATTATTGGCTATTGAACTCTGGTCTGGCACACCGTCCAGCCATGACCCTTCAAGGCCGCTGCGCAAAGCCTTAACTAACTCGCCGGTCCATATTTCAGTAAATACTCCTGCGCGGAGTGCGCCTTTTGGCATGGCGCCCACCATGGCAGCCACCATGTTGAGGGTGAGCGCGCCCACCATGGCAGGCAAGCCAAGCATTTTCGCAATGACGGCACCTACTATCGCATTGAATAGCAGTGCGGCAAACATCTTTAAAATTTTGTTCATCTTTTTTGTTTTTAGGGTTATTCTTTCAGAATTCATAATTCATAATTCATGATTCATAATTATAACTATGAACTCGTTAACTCGTTAACTGGTTAACTATTTTACTATTTATATCTGACACTCGATGCCGTACTCAGCCTTGTACAGGCGTTTGTATTCCTCCGGGTTGTCCGAGCGCAAGGTTGCCATCTGGTCAGCCGGAACCTCGCTCAACTTAGTGAACTTCTGTTCACCTGTAGGAGCGCCACCCTGATGTCCTATCACGGAAGACA